ATGCTTATAAAATATGGAGAGACAAATGTAACGGACAGACTTCTTGATTATAAGATGTCTGTCTCTTTTGCTGACTGCCGTATGATAGGCAATGTGCCATCAATTGAACTGACAATGAAGTTCGATAACTATGACGGCATTCTTGACAATATCGACATCAGCAAGTACTGGGAAGTCAAGGAGAATGATGCATCTGATACAAGATACTTCAAGGTGTATGATCAGCCGGAGAAGTACACCAAGGAACTCACTCTCAAGATGTATGATAACAACTATTCTCTTGACAAGGCATACGATACTAAACTGTCTTATCCTGTCACTATAAAAGACCAGTTAGACGAGATTGAAAGTCTGACTGGTCTTTCTATTATTCGTGAAGGAATACCGCAGTATGTTCTTGATAAGAGCGTATCATGGTACGATAACACGATTGTGATAAGAAACTATCTTGGGTGGATTGCTGAACTGTTTGCAGCGAATGTCTATGCAGAGGGAATTGATTCTATTAGATTTGTTCCCATTGAAAAGAGCGCCTTTGCTGCTACACAGGATTTAACAGATTATGAGAAGAATGAGGTGTATACACTCACAAGAGTATATGCTGAAAATGGTCTCAATCATCTTTCTAAAGGCGACGAAACAGGAAATACGCTATTTATTGATTCAGCAAATCTATATGCAGATGAACAGAGCATTATAGACAGCATCTATGACAGACTTAGAGGATTGACTTTCAATCAGGTGAAGAATGTTACGATGATATCGATTGATAATCTTCTTCCTGGGGCTCTTGTCAATTATAACAGCAATGAATTCACTTTCTTTGTATCGGATCTAACTGTCAGTTATAAAGGTGGACAGTTCTCTATGTCTACTGTTGACGGCAGTGTGACAACAAAGAATGAAGAAAAGACAGTGAATCGTGTATCTAATACAACACGAATCAGAAAGCTGCAGGTCCAGCAGGACCAGGAATCATTGAAACTAGATATAATCGCAAAGGAACAGGAAGGCATCAATGACAAGATGGCGCAATTAAGCCTGTCCAATGAGAAGATATCACTAAGGGTATCAGAAGTTGAAGAAAAGGCTGGAGAAGCAATCAAACAGGCACAGGGTTCAGTTAAGAAGTTTGTTTGCGAATATGCTAGTTCAACAGATGGAGTTACACCACCAGAGACAGGGTGGTCAGAGACTGCACCGACATGGCGTCCTGGATTCTATATATGGCAGAGAACAGCCACGACGATCAACAATACTGTCACATACAGTACTCCTGTATGTATTACGGGTGCTAAGGGCGAGGATTCTATATTGTTGTGTATAGAATCATCAAATGGCACGACATTCAAGAACAGCGATGTGGCAACTATATTCACAGTAAATATCTATGTGGGTGGAGTTGTGATTGATAACTCTTCGAAACTGAGAGAAACATTTGGAGATAATGCATATCTGCAGTGGCTCATTAAAAGGCATGGAGAGACAGAATTCAGCAAGATCCCACTAGATGATTCAAGACTCAACGATAACGGGTTCATGTTCACTATTTCAGCAAAGGACATTAAATTCAAGGCAGTCTTCAACTGCGAATTAAATATTTAGGAGGAAAATTATGGCAATTAAAGCGGTCAATCAGATTGACGTTATTGACTTAACCGATGGCTATTCCGTCATATTAACAAATGATAGCCACACATTCTTAGGTACTACTAATTCAGTGAACGGTACACAGACAACTACTACACAGGTAATGGCGTTATGCGGTAGTGAACAGGTTCCATGCACTGTAGGAACTATCACATGTCCTACAGGAATTTCAGCAGTTTCTGATGGTAAGACGCCAATGCCAACAATCACCATCACTGCAACATCTGCATTAACTAAGAGTGGTACTATTACTATCCCTATCGTCGTTGATGGTGATATTACTATTAACAAGACATTCAGTTTCTCAATCGCGTTTAAAGGTCAGACAGGACAGAACGGTACAAGTGTCACTGTAAGTTCAACTTCTGTTACTTACCAAATCGGGACAAGCGGTACCAATAAGCCAACAGGTGAATGGAGCGCTACTGTTCCAAATGTACCTAATGGTCAGTTCCTTTGGACTAAGACTGTTGTCCAGTATTCTGACGGTAAATCAACAGAAGCGTATTCAGTCTCTTATAAAGGTACAAACGGCTCAAATGGTTCAAATGGTACAAGTGTTACTGTAAGTTCAACATCTGTAACATACCAGGCAGGCACAAGCGGCACTACTCCTCCAACAGGAACATGGAGTACAACAGTTCCTAATGTGGCAAACGGTCAGTATTTATGGACTAAGACTGTTGTAAACTATTCGGATGGTAAGCATACTGAATCATATTCCGTATCTTACAAAGGTACAAATGGTACAAATGGTAAAGACGCCATTACGATGGCAATCACTTCAAGCGGTGGAACAATCTTCAAGAACACTGCTATCGCTACAACCTTAACTGCTCATGTCTACAAGGGTGGAGTTGAAGTGACTGGTTCTGCGTTATCTGCATTAGGAACTATCAAGTGGTATAAGGACGGCGGAACTACTGCTGTAGCAACAGGTGCGACATATACAATCGGTGCAGGTGATATTACAAACAAGGCAACGTTCAGCGCACAGTTAGAAGGTTAAATATGATTAAGGCATCAGCTAGCATGACCCTCGTGAGAGTCAATGATGGCGAGGACGGGCAGGGGATTCGCTCAATCACTCCGGAGTATTATCTATCAGATTCAGCAACGGAAATGCCCGATGCAAGCAGTAACGGGTGGAAAAGCGTTCCCGATGACTACATTGACAAGCATTATTACTGGGTTAGGTCGAAGATATTATGGGATGATGGAACATATACAACGACCACCCCAGTGCTTGCAAATGACCTAAAGTCAATCATTGACGATTACGACAACAGAATAAACAATATGAACAGTCAGCTGCAGCAGGCGACTAAGGATGCTTCTTCGTCTATAGAACAGACTAAGAACTCTATTCTACAGACCGTATCAGAGAATTATTACAGTGCTTCTGACGGTGCAAACCTTGCTTCTACTGTATCTACTATTCAGCAGACAACAGAAAGCATTCAGATGGGATTTGTAAAGAAAGAAGACTTTAGTTCTCTTTCTGATACAGTCTCAAACAATCAGACTCAGCTGAACACTTATATCAGATTCAATGCAGACGGCATAGAGATAGGTAAACAGGAATCTGAATTCAAGACAAAACAGACAAACAGCAAGTACTCTATTCTTCAGAACAATGACGAAGTAGCGTACTTCGCTAACAACAGAATGTATAACTCAAACATCGAAGTTTCTAGTTCTCTAAGGATTGGAAACTTCGGATTCATTGTTAATAGCGATGGATCATTAACATTTAAGAAAGTAGGTGATGACTGATGGCAACATATGCAACATGCAGTGCATCGTTTGGTGGTGGCAATGGTAACGTCACAATGACAATGACACGAACAGGTGTCAATGTTGACGAAAACTATGATTTATGGACTGCTACGCTGACAAGGTACTATAAGTGGGATATCCACTCAAACGCTACTAAATACGGATCTATGTGGGCAAATGGCGTTCTTATCTGGTCTGGTGGAGTGACTATCGGAGGAAGTGGAACAAAGACACTTGCGACAGTTACTAATATTAGAATCCCTCATGACAGTAATGGGGGAAAGCATTTTGATTTCTCATTCTCACAGGAACTCAAAGTTACACTATCCGGTAATTATGTAGGCAGTGTATCTGCTTCGGGCGGTGTCGACTGCGATGTTATTCCGAGAGCGACTAAGCCATACTGTTCTCCAGCATCAGTTTATTTTGGAAACAGTGTGACAATCAAGACACCTAGGGCATCATCTGACTTTGGCCATGTAATCTCATACAGTTATTATGATATGAATGTACAGATTGCCGATAATCAGTGGAATGACGAATTCAGATGGACAGTACCGACTTCACTGATCAGCAAGATGACTAACACGTCATATTCATATATGACATTCAAGGTAGATACATACAATCGTGCCGGAAAGTACATCGGTACTAACTACTGCCGATTGGATTTAGTACTGCCATCGGGCTATGGTCCAACTGTTACAGGCATCACATACACAAATGAAGATGCTGCAATTGCAGAAAGATTCGGAGCATCAACAATTATACAGGGTGTTTCGAAAGTCAAATGCAATGTATCTACTTCAACGAAGAATGGTGCTACAATCACGTACTACCAAAACGAGATTGACGGACAGAGCATACCTGGCCCTAACAGTTTCTTTACGACACAGCCACTCAAGTCTTCTGGTACAGTTGTTCTTAAATCAACGGTTACAGATTCGAGAGGACAGAAGGCTACACTCTCAAAGAATATCAGTGTCACACAGTGGTGGTCACCGGCTGTTAAGAATGTCAGTGCACAGCGTTGGAACGTGACATCTAATAAGGCTGACGATGAAGGCACGGCGGTTAAGATTACTTATTCATTTTCAATCGCACCTGTTGCAAATAAAAACGATAAGTCTGTCATGATTCAGTACAAAAACGGTGAAACGTGGACTACTCTTGCAACTTATACAGATTCATACAGTGGCGATAACAAAGTGTATATATCATCTGCCGGCAAGTTCAGTACAGACAATGCCTATTCCTTCAGAGTGCTTGTTAAGGATTACTTCACGACAGATGGCGTTGCAGCTTATGCTGCTATCGTTCCTTCGTTCAAGCTGCTTGATTTTTCTGCTGATGGCAGAGGGATTGGAGTAGGGTGCAAGGCAGAAACTGGGAAATTAAAGGTAGATATGCCTCTTGAAGCGCAGTCATTTAATGGATATGTACTAGATTTTGAGACGCAGAACCAAGTAGATACGTGGGTGCTTGTAAAGAAAGACGAGAAAATACAGCACTTATGGATTGGCTGGTCTGATTGGGTGTCATGCGGAACTAACGGATGTGGTGTTACTCTGAAATACAGATTTAATGAAAGCATGAGACTCTGCGAACTGAATTGGGATGGTACGGTCAATGCGACAATCGTTAATAATACAATGGGGTATATGTGGAATGGGTTTCCACTAGATAAATCACCAAAAAAGAATGTATTTATTCCTGTACAGACGCAGAGTTCCGATTTGACGCTAAGGTTCTACCCTGTCACAAATGACGTAACAGCAAACCATTGGACGTTAACAGCAATGCATGGCTCAGTGTCAACAGCATACGTATGTGGCACATTTATTTACTCATACGCTTAAAAAAGGAGAAGAAGATATGAAATTATACGACACATCATTAAAATATATGGATGCGATTAACGCAATCGGTGGCACTATTGTAGCGGTATTGACTGCTGCATTAGGCACACACTGGTTTTTATTTGTTGGTTTTTTAGTCTTGAATATTATCGACTATATTACAGGAATTAGAAAGTCACGTTTAACGGGAAAGGATAATTCTGCCAAGGGAGTGCGTGGTGTATGGAAGAAACTCGGCTACTGGCTAATGGTCTTAGTCGCTTTTCTTGCCTCTGCTATCTTCATTGAAATTGGACAGACTATCAATGTTGATTTAACTATCACAACTTATGTTGGATGGTTTACACTCGCTTCTCTTATCATTAATGAACTTAGAAGTATCATTGAGAACTTTGTAGAAGCAGGCGATAACGTACCATCTGTTTTAACTAAAGGATTAGAAGTGGCTGAACAGGCTATTAATAAGGAGGATTAATTATGGCAAGTTATTTCAATCTAACACTTGATACTCTTGCTCCCCAGGGACTGACTATCAAGTTAAATAATGGCTCTCAATATACTACAAGCAAAGCAGTTCAACTTGCAATTAATGTGACTGATGAATCCGCAGATGGATATCAGATGAAAGTATGGGGCATCGATGGAATTGCCAAGGAATCAGATGCAGTTTGGGAAACACTCGCTAACGTTAAAGATATCACTCTTCCAACAGGCGACGGACTCAAGACCGTATATGTAAAAGTACGTGATGATGTCTGCAATGAGACTGCTGCAGCATCTGCTACCATCACATTAGATACTTCAGTACCAGCAGTTACTATCATTGGACCAGACGTCTCAAGAATCTCCAAGGCAGCACCTAAAAACGTGGCTACATTCAGCTTCACTTCAGATGTTGATTTTACTGAGTATAAGGTTAAAGTTGTTCCTTCTCAGTCTTCATTACATGATGCTGGAACATTAATCGGAACTGCAAATGGATCTACTAACATGACTGCAACAGGTACATTTAAGGCTAGTACGGCGATTTCTTGCAAGATTTACGGCAAAGACCTTGAAGCTGCTTCAAGCGGAGATGGCGAAAAGATTATCAAAGTATTCGTTAAGAATGCACACGGTACTTGGTCAGTAGCATAATGGTGCAGGAATATACAGTAACCGCAGAAGCCACAATGCCTAACATCCATATTGCAGGAAGCGGGCACAACGTAGAGAAGGTTGCATGGACTGTTCCTTCTCTTCCCTCTAATGCAATAGTCATTGGCGTTAAATTCACAGGGATATTCAATTGCCAATATTCTTATGTCAATGCAGTTAGATTCACTGTAAATAGTGGAGCACAATATAAGAAGACTACCAGTGTAACTATCGATTTTGGCACATCACTTGATGGCTCCGTAGAATGTGACGCCTGGGGGGCTTCATTTGCGGCATTTGGTAATGTATGGCTTACTGACGGGCTTGTTACTATCACTTATAGACTAGCTGAGGCTCCTATTGTGACGATTGATAGTATTGATAAATATCGAATATCTAGGATACTAGGTACAAATGAGTGTATCTGCAGATTCCACTGTAATGTTGATGTGACAGAATGGGAAGCCCGCGCGACTCGTGAAGGCGAAGCATCAGGAAGAGGAATAGGATTACTTGTAGAAAGTGGAACTGATTTAAAAACAGGCAGCACAGGAACAGTAAGTGTATTAGATACTGAACTATCTAATGGTGACGGTGACTATCTCATAAGGATATATGCAAAGTCAAGTGATGGAGTGTGGTCAGGATGACTATTAGAGAAGGAATCGGATGGTTCACTTTAAAGCTATATACATCTCATGACGATGAGATACAGACAACTGATGCATATATCGATATGTCTGACAGTGTCGATATTGATTTAACCACTGAAAAAAATATCAACGCTGATATCAGCAATAGAAGAATAGACATTGAGTTGTGTGAACCCAGTATGATTCTATGCTGCATGGATCATGTGATTGATATAGATATAGACATCGGAAGAACGGCAGCATTTGGAGGTGATGTACAGAATGAAATGTAATAGACGTGACATAGATGTGATTGAAGGAACTACACATCTTGTCAGATTCACATGCTCGTCTGATGGCGAGCCTTTTAATTTTACGGATTATAAAGCGCTTCTTGTGATTATTGATGGCAAAGAAATAAGAAGAAAGAAGACATCAGTAAACGATAATGTCATTACTGCAAAGATAGATCCATCAGATACTATCGGAAAGAATGTGCTTTCTTATGAATGCCGTGCTTTTTCAAGTGCTGGAGATGTGTTTCATATCTCTTTAGGAGATATCAATGTAATCAAGGCAAAAGCGCCTATTATAAGATATGAGGAGGATTAGTGATGAAAATATTTATTTCACAGCCTATGAAAGATCTGTCTGAAGAAGAAATCAGACATAATAGAATGAAAGCAGTCAAAAAAATTAAAAGTCTCTATGGTGATGATGTTGAAATTATTGATAGTTATATTGATGGTGGAGGCACTCCGTTGTGGTGCCTTGGAAAATCTATTGAATTATTATCAACTGCCGATGTGGCTTACTTTTTAAAAGGATGGAACAAAGCAAGAGGGTGCAGAATCGAATATATGTGTGCGTCAAATTATGGTATTGGTGCATACTTTGAGGAGGATTAAACAATGGAATTACAAGACACTGTAGAACTTATGAATAGTTCTGATTATAAGGATAGATTTAAGGCAGAATACTGGCAGGCAAAAATCAGATATGACAAATTAGATGATATGACTGTGAAGTATGAGGCACGTACTTTGACATTCATTCCTAGATGTTCGCTCGATCTATTAAAAGAACAGAAAAAGCACTTAGGAAATTATATTCGCACTCTTAAGATTAGAGCGGAAATCGAAGGTATTGAATTATAAGAAAGAAGGTATAAAGTATGATTATTAATGTACATGGTGGACATAGCTTAAAATGTCGTGGAGCAAGTGGATTATTAGACGAAGTCAATGAAGACAGAAAAGTTAAAAATAAAGTCATTGAGTTGTTAAGAGCAAACGGACATACAGTATATGACTGTACTGATGATAATGGAAAAGACCAGAATTCTAACCTAAAAGCAATTGTAAATAAGTGTAATGATCATAAGGTTGACTTAGATGTCTCTATTCATCTCAACGCTGGAGGCGGAACAGGCACAGAGGTATATATCTATAGTGACAACTCAAAAGCCAAAGATGAAGCTGAAAGAATCGCCAATAACATTTCTAGCACTCTAGGTATTAGAAATAGAGGTGTTAAAACATCTACAAAGTTATATGTGTTGAGAAAGACTAATTCTCCAGCACTACTTGTTGAGTGCTGCTTTGTTGACAACGCTATTGATAAAGTGAAATGGAACGCTGACAAGTGCGCAAAGGCAATTGTAGAAGGCATTTTAAATAAGAGCGTCAATGAACACGTTGAAACTCCTACACCTAAGCCACAGAGCAATGCATCTAGCACATTAGGTACTTATGTGGTTACTGCTAGTGATTTAAGTGTTAGAACAGGACCAGGAACTAACTATAGAAGAAAGACATATGAGGAATTAACTAAGAATGCTAAGGCTCACGATTACGATAAGGATGGCTGTATTAATTATGGTACTCGTGTTACAGTTTCTAGATTCGATGGTGATTGGGCGAAGATTCCTAGTGGTTGGGTTGCTAAAAGATATTTGAAAAAAGTCTAATTTAAGTTTTAATATGAGTTTATTCATAAAGTTGACGACTAAACTCGACTTAATTTTGACTAAATCTCGCCTACACAACAATTTATATTCATAAGAAAAGACCAGGGCTATTTGCTCTGGTCCTTTTTTGCGTTTTCAATAACTGCTTCCATGGCTTCTCTGAAAACAGCAGACTGCTTTATTCCTAGTTTCTCACATGCTTCTCTGAACTCTGTAACAAACTCAGTTTTATAACTGGCGCCTACTGCCTTCATGTTGCTTTTTGTCCACTGTTTGACATATTCTTTTTGATTGAACTTTTCTTTTTCCAT